CTGCCGGCCGAATGCGTCCGAACTCGCCTTTTCCAGGACGCCACCGATCTTAATCAGCGCCGGACGAAGGTTCCGGGCCTGCCCGTTCAATTCATCCCACAGTTTGCGGAACTCCTTGTCGTTTATGGTCGCTTTTATTGTCATTTTAGTTTTGCAACGAGCATTTTCTCGCCTGCGGCCCAGATATCCGGGTCAAAATCTTTTTTTTCTGGCTGGAAAAAATCTGTTGCTGGATTCATTCCAAAACCAGGATCGGGTAGCAAGCCTGGGCGTTTAATTTTAATCCCGCGGCTTTTTGCTTCGGCCCTGGTGAGCGCCACGGTGCGACCCCGGCAGTTGAACCCATTCGGCGGATACCATGAAGTCGGCGACTTCCAAAACTGTGAGGTGATTGGTTGAATACTTCCGGACTGGGCCCGGTGGGTTCTTCGGGTCTTACTATCCAACGTTTCGACCAATTCCAGGTATGGACGATCGGAAGCATTAGACACCTGCCGTTCAAACCGTCCCGCATTCAGGGCGCTTTGCATATTCGTCCGGTAGATAGTTTTCAGGCGCCACGGGGTGGTAATTACCTTTTTAACCTTCCCATTCTTCAGGGTCACGGTTCTTTCTGCCGCCCACCCCTTCTTTGCAAGGGTGTTTTCAATATTCTTTTTAAATGTGGCGTAGGTCTGCCCGTCTGCCAGTGACTTTTTTAATTCGTCCCGGATGTCCTGGAGAACTGCCATATTCACCGACCGGGTGACCGCGAACAGCTTCTTTTCGACGGCCTTTGCGGTTTCTTCAGCGGTTTCCGTCACTTGCAGGCCTTTCGATTCAAAGACCTCGATTGCCTCTTTCGGTGGCAACTTCTGGACTTCCACCAGGAGATTCTTCGGAATTATCGCGGCCATGTTAGTCCTCGGTTCCGCCTATTCCCAGGTTCGTGGTATTGAAAAGGGCCCGGCCGAGATTCTTTTCCAAGGCCTCCGGGCGAACTTTCGCGAACAGTTTCAACAGGCCTTCGTTGGCCTCATCGAATGAATCAGCGTTTTTTATCATCTGGATAATCGGCTTTACAAATTCCGCCTGTTCCCCCAGTTCTTCCGCGGTTAGCAGATTGATGAAATTATCCACGGCGTTTTGATCCTTGAATTTGGACTTCAGCAGTTCCGCGAACTCGGCGTTATCGCCTTCAGGATTATCTGGGTTTCCTGGGGCGGGTGCCGGTGCGGGCGGGGGGCCCACTTCAAAATCATCCTCGGCAAGATTATACGCTTCCTGGTAATATTTCGGGGTAAACTTCACGCCCATATCAACCAGCGTTTTGTCCCTTTCCGCCAAATCCTTCTTGATGTCTTCCTCGTGCTCATATTTGAAGGTGGGCGCGACAACATTCTGCCCGAAGTTCAGATCGACAAGCCACCGGATCAGGGTGTTGAATGTGCCTTCACAGAGGATTTCGTCGGATTCGGCTAAATCGTGACGCACATTATCATGAACCTGCCCCAGGGCACGGGCGCCCTTGTCCCCTGCTTCCGTGGTGAGGGTCTGCCCCAGAATCGCCTTTGAAATTTCCTCGTTCGCGAAAGTGACCAGGGCCTTGTAAATATCGGAGCTGTTCTTCGCACTGGTATTGATAAATTCTATATCCGCGTCATGGGGAATGGCGACGGCGGAACCCTTGACCATCTCCACCAACTTATCGTAGAAGGCGTCAAATTCCGAGTCGGCCGCATTCCTGGGAGGTTTTCCAACGGCGAAAGGTGAACCATATTTTTCCGCAAATTCAACCCAGAATTTGAAGCCGCCCTTCTTAAAATTAACCGGCCAGTATACTTTTGAATAAAGCGCTTCGCCGTAGGGGTTGTCATATTTTGCAAGGCTTCGGGGATTGATAAGGGAATAGGGCTCGATTTCTTCTCCGGGCCATATATTTTCCCGGGTTCTGAAACGGAGCTTGTTTTCACGGTCAAACTGGAACCACCAGGCCGGGCGCCCGATAAATTCAATACAGAAAATTTTGTTCTCGCCTTCGAAGTTTTTCGGTTTTCCCCACCTGGGCTCCATGGGTTGCATACCCCAGAACCGGGCGTCCAGGATTTCTTCGGTTGCGCGCCGGACGTCGAAAATCTTAAAAGCGGTTTCAATGAACTTCACCACCCTTGCCGGGGCCCCGTTCTTTTCGATGAACCAGTCTTTTGAAAGGGTAACGGATTTCCGGGAGGCAACGACTGCAGTCAGATGAGCGTCCCACAGGATTTCCTGATAATTCGTCCAGACGTTGTTACATTGCCGGAGAATCGGATCGGGATTCGGAAGGACTTCAGCGGTTGCATAGGCATCCACCGATCTTGCCCTGGAATAAAGTTCTGTATTCGATTGGAAACCTTTGCCCCTGGTTCTTACGTTTTTTCTAACCATGTGTATACCCTCGGGTTGTGTTGGAAGTCCGGCCGCCGCGTAATTGGCTAACCGAAACCGACTGGTGCTGCCTTATATAGTTGATGTATTGGGAAACCATGTCCATAATATCTTTTATCCTACAATTTGGGAACATTGTCAACTGTTCTATTATCAATGCCGTCCAATCTGCGTCCCCCCGAATATACACATTTCCAGCTTCGAATGTGGGGGAGGCCGCGTGTGCCCTGGCAATTTTATCTAAATCTGGTAGGATTTTAACAAAATTTATTTTTGTATCCAGTTCTAGTTCCTGAATTACAGGGGTGCCCGAACTTTTGTCTTCCACCAGCGTGGAATTTGGTTTGAATTGAGAATCCAGGGCGATCACCATCTGTTTCAGCTCAGGATAAATCAGCCGCTTAACGAAAACGTGTTCCAGATAATATCCGTGGGAATATTCATACCATGTCCCGCAACACTGGTAAGCGTTCTGCTCATCCTTTTTATAGGCCGTGTCCCAGGACTGGATTATTGAAGTGGGCCGCTGCTTCGGAAGTTCGGTATAGGTTTTAATCCAGTCCCTTTTGATAATATTTCCGCCTGGCGACATGGGAGATTGAAGAACCTGCCCGGAATACTCCCTGGAGCCCATGTCTATTTTCATTCCATTTAACACCTTGTCGTCCATCCGACCGGAATCGAGCAAACCGCCCTTGTAAAGCATCCGCAAACGTGGCGGAGAAATATTATCAAGAACGTTTTCCCCAGGCAGGCAAATGTGCCGGATTTTCTTCCCGGCCGTCTGTGCCTTTTCCAGAAGGTGCCCCGTCGGATCCATTTCATGGAGTCGTTGCATTATCAAAACGGTGGGGGTGTTCTTCTTATCGATTTTCCGGGTTGAAATTGATTTGTCCAACCAGTCTATTGCCGCCTCCCGATAAACGTCTGATTTCGATTTAGCAGGATCGATGATATCGTCCAGGGTGATAATGTGGGCATGACGCCCGATGACGGTACCGCCCACGCTGACAGCTGCCCGGCTGCCGTTCTTGATATTCTGGTAAAACGTCTTATTTCCTGATCCCCTTTGAAAATGACCCGGTGCGGGAAAAGCTCCTGGAATTTCTGGGACTTCAGTACATCCCGCGCCTTGACCGCGTGTTCCGTGGAAAGCTCGGAAGAATAGGAACCGGAAATCAGCCGGATGGACGGGTCATTAATCCACAGCCAGACATGGAAGAAAATTGAACAAATTGTGCTTTTTGTGGTGCCAGGGGGGACGTTGATTATCAGGTCGTACAGCGCCGGACTCCGATCAATAACCCACTGACCGACCTTCTGCATTTCATTGCAAATATATTCAATATGCCAGTTATAGATAAAAGGATCGGGGATTATGGTGTCCCACAAATAGACCAGGGTGCCGTATAATGAACCGCGACAGATTCGCCGGTTTATTTCGAGTTCAACCCGATCCTGTTCTTCGAATGCCTCCAGAAGTTCGGGCAATTCGGATGAGTTTTGAGTTGATAAGTTTTGCACGATCTGCCTGCCTCTGCAGCAGTTCCTCCATGGTCATGTTCCGGACGTTCAGCTCGCCTTCGATTTCCACCTTCATTCCG